CGCGATGCGGATCGTATCTTCTTGCAGCCACGACGAAATGCCCTGATCACCAACGCCTTGGCTATATAATGTGCTGATTGGCGATGCGTCAGGGAACAAACGCTCATATTCTGACTTTAGTATATCTTCGGTGATGAAGCACCATTCGGCATCTGAGCCGCATGGGTCTTGGATCGTTGGGTCCATGTAGACGCTAAATGCGTTACGGACGCGGCCAATCTTGATGTCTTGGTCAAACGTATCGTCGTTGCAATACTCGGTCAACAGACGAATATAACCTTCGCCGTAAGTGACTTGGTTGTCGCAGGCTGTGTCATACGCAACGTCGGCATCTGACATATACTCAATGTGGCGCACCACACCGTTAAAAATCTCTGCTACTTGTACGTCGGCGTTGTCATCCGCGGGTATTACTTTACCGTTTGGCCGGTTCTGACGCTGTTCGTTTGTTACCTGACGGACGTGCTGTGGTAGCTTGTTGATTGTCAGGCATGGACGTGCGTTGATAGCTTGTCCTTGCACGCTGCCGCGTGTTGACAACACGTCAGCAGGCCACTGCCACTGGTTGTCAGGGCTGCCGGCCATAAAGCGTAGATCGTCTAGTTCGTCCTCACGGCTGTCTGAATACGCAGCCTGCGTCATCGTAAGACGGCTACGCATGGTAGCCATCTTATCGTGATCGTCGCGCGTTGTCTTAGGCGCGTTCGATCCTACGTTGGCGACTTTGCCTGCCGCTTCAATGCCTGTGGGGTCGGCCATAGATTATTTCTTGCCTTTGCTGGCGGCGCGCTTCACGCTGTAGGCGATGGCGACGGCTTGTTTCACAGGTTTACCCGCATTTACTTCTGCTTTGATGTTCTTGCGGAACGCAGCTTTGCTGGGTGACTTACTAAGGGGCATGATTAACGCTTTTTGCCCATTGGAGTTGGCTTCATGTTCGTAGTAGTACGGATAATCTGCGGCGCTTTTGGCATTTTAACTGCTGGCGCTTTAGCTGGCTTGCTTGGTGGGGCCACCCGCAATAGTGCTGGACGAGCGCCGCTTGGGCTTGTTGTGCCTTCACGTTTCATGATCTTTTCGGCGGCTGCCTTGCGAATGGCAGCAGCGCCGGCGCCGCTCAAGCCTAGATCGGCATCTGTTGCGCGGTTACCATATTTATCTGTCGGACGCGACGAGATGTTCTCACGCATTGTTGGCTTTTTGCCTGCCATTTACTTACCCTTCTTAGTTGGTTTGGCCGTCTTGGCGCTTTCTTTGAAATCTTTGGCTGTAGGGGCGCCCTTGGCGCCTACCTTACGCATTTTCTCACCTGAACCGGCAGCGATGCGGTCGCGCTTGGCGTTGATGTTAGCGTACAGACCCTTTTTGGCTGCCATGATCAAGACCCCATCCATGATGTAGAAATTCCTGCGGGAGAATAGCCTCTTGTGCGATGCTTGTCAACGCGTGTCAGACGCGGATCAGTAGATGCTACAGGAAACGCGAACGTGACCGCTATGGCGTCCGCTGCGTCTGGCGAGGCCAGCCCGCGTGACTTCATATCTTTCTTGCTTTCTAGGAACAGCGTCCCCCTGCTGTCAGGCTTAGTGCGCGGGCTGATGAGGTCTGTCTTCAGGAACCTATCTGTCGGGATGTGGCCCGTCCTAAGCCAGTCACGCATGGCCCCCCACATCTCTGCGCGCTTGTTGCCCCACATCGTTTGGTTCTTAGCCTTGTTGCCGAAGTTCACGCCGCGTATCTTGTACCGCTGCTCCTTCAGCCTGTCCACGACGCCTGCACCTAGCCCGCCTTCGTCGATGCAGACCAGCGCCGGCTGGAACTGCTCTATGGCGTCGATGACGTGTCCTGCCACTTCCATAGTGTCCGCACCGCGGTGTCTCCGCAACTCTAGGATGTCACGGCCCTGCCGTATGGCGATGACCGTAGCGTCAGCCCCGAACCGTGCCGGGTCCACCCCTATGACGATGGGCGCGCTGGTGTCCTTGGCTGCGGGCCGCTTCATGGCATCATCGACCAGATTGCTGCCGATGAACTGATCGTCACCTTCACTGGGGAAGTTACCGTACACTTCGACACTGGCTTGGTAGCTGTCTGGCCCGTACTCGTCGATGATGCGCTGGTACAGGTGTTTATCTGTACCCTCGACATCGCGGGCGTCGATGACGCGTGTTGACCAGAACGCCCGCTTGCTGTGGAACGTTTCGTAGAAATAGCCCGTATTGCGCCGCGGGTTGGAGAACGCCAGATGGAAGCGGTGCGGCGTATTCTCTGTGAAGAAACCATCACTCACTGACCAGATCGAGTCGGGTATACCGCTGGCTTCGTCAAAGATCAGCATCACACCATCTTCATTGTGCAGACCAGCATACGCATCTGGGTTTTCTTCGGACCATAAGCGGCCTTCAACGGACCAGTATCTAGTACCTTTTTTCATTTCCCGCTCAACAATTTCCGTAAGCCATTTAGCGGGCATAATGCGGGTAGCTGCAATTTCAAACCAATGGCTGTTTAGCGTCATGGCTAACCATTTAGTGATTTCTGCCCAAGTGACTGAACGTAGCTGGGCTTCAGAGTTAGCCGACACAATCACAGAACCGCCTATGCGGGTAGACATCATCCATATAACTAACCAGCTTACCAATGCTGACTTGCCAATACCGCGTCCAGAAGCCACAGCCATACGAAACGTATCAAAGTCTATCTTACCATCGTTTTCTTTAATGTGGTCGCGGATAGCTTGCAGAATAGCCCGCTGCCATTTGCGCGGTCCAGCGTGTTTCTCTAGCGGCGTACCTTGCTCACCCCAAGGAAAGGCCAGAAGCACAAACGCTAAGGGGTCGTCCTTGATTGACGGCGACCATAAGCGTGCCATCAACTCTACTTCGTCGGATGCGCTATATATTGGCTGCTGCATTATTTGTCCTAAAAGAATATAGTTCGCGTTCGGCGTTTTGTCGGGCTAAGATAGCTTCATCTTTGCTTTTGTGCCAGCCTAAGCTGCGGCAACCTTCACGAGTGTATATGCGTGCTTGCCACAGATTGTGCGTCTTGTTCCATGACACACCCGTAACCCCTGACTGCGAGTTGCGTTGCACGCGCCGGTTCTGGTTGTTCTCGTGCTGATCCGCTTCACGCAAGTTTGCAATGCGGTTATCGCCGGGCGTTTGGTTTATGTGGTCTAAGTTTTTAGCAGGCCATACCCCATAGCAGTACAACCATGCCAGCCGGTGCGCTTTATACAGCGTTTCATCTAAGCGAATTACAATATACCCGTAGCGGTCGCGGCAGCCAGCTATGCTGCCTTTAGGCGCGCGGTTAGACCGACGTATACGCCAACAAAATTCGCCGGTGTCGGGGTCATATTTTAGTAGTTTTTTGAGGCGCTTTTGCGTTATTGAGTTCGTAGCCATTAACAAGTTCCTTTTGTTGATCGGTCAGGAGTGTGGAGGGCGTTGGTGCGCTCTCCACTTCCGTATACAGCCCTTGTATAACACGCGACTGCGCTTTCTCCAAGGCAGCAATTACGCTGATCTGGCCTTCGATAGTAATTTCTACAGACTGTGCAGCTTTCCAGCCATGGTTGTGCTTCAGTATGTCGAGTGCTGCCTTAGCGTCGCCGTCGCGTGCCGCTTCGTACATAGTCTTGGCCGCTACCATCTCGCCGTCGGCACGACCTTTGATCTCTGCCATCTCGACCAGCGGGTCTGCGTCGGCCAACACACGAAATTGTTTGGGTGTCATGCCGGCGGCCATAGCTAGGCTATCACCCTTTAGCCCATAGCGGGCAGCTTCGTAGATAGACTCCAGCCGCGACTCGGTGGCTTGCACCCGCTCTGGTGTAAATGGCAGTGAGTAGAAAGTCATTGGGCGTACTATAGTGTGTTGCGTTCTAAGATGCAAAAAAAATAAAAATTGTTTGGCTTGCAACATTTAGAAATAAAAAAATTGTTTACGATCCCTCCCGTGACAGTCACGCGGCCCACCGGCCCTACCCACCCCGCCTAAATATTTTCTGGATTTTGCTTTGCGGCCTTGGCTGGCTAGGTGTGTTGCTGTGTTAATACAGTGATAAGCGTTCTGCTTATGTTCTAGCTGGCGTAGGATTGGCCTTTCCCTTTGTGCGTCTGCGCGGATTGGAAAAAACACATCGCTAGCTAGCTAGCTTAATGCGAACGATTATTAGTTAGGCTATCTAGGCTATGAGATAACAAGTCGCTGATGAAATGATTTACGTTAACGTAAAGTAAGAGGGTAAGTTAGGCGTTCTAGGCTATATTGTCATCGGGTTTGAAGTCACCGCGAAGTGACGAAAACCATATAGGTTATATTCTATATATCATTTTTCATTTCATCAATGACTATAAAACAAATAGCCTAGATAGCCTAACTAGGTTTCAAAGCCGCCGAAATCCGCCACAAAAGTTGGGCGGTTTACGCCCGCACAATAGCCTAACTGATGACTATTTTTCACCCGGTAGCAAAATAAGTTATCCACAGGTTTATTTTCACTTTTGCGATTTATTTTGCGTGCAACACAATTTGTTGTTGACAGCATAGGTTTGAGGGTAGATAAGAGGGCATTACCAACGGAGATTTTTTATGCCTTATCAATTTGACGCCCATGTAGTTGCCTTTGTGGCTTGGCAACGCGCGCAAGCAGTATTGCGTTATCCAAATACGTTTAAGCCGAATTGACCATACAACATAGGAGTGAGACAATATGTTAATGCAAACTAAATCCGAATTGGCGTTGGCTTATGATATATCCGCGCTATCAATCGATATCCAATTGCAGATATTAGGTAGCGAGCACAACCGCTCGCTGTTTAGCCGCTTCCCCGATAAATTGCTTGGCATTGATACAAACGCCAAAACAATCAAAGGTGAAAAGTACGGTATCAAAACCGCCATACTATATTTAATGCCCGCAATGGGAAGCGGCGTCCAATTGTGCGCTAACGCTAAGATCGCCGGTTGTGAAAAGCCTTGCCTATTTACCGCCGGGCGCGGCGCTATGTCAAACGTCATGCTATCGCGTTTGCGTAAAACGCTATACTTCAACCAATATTGCGATCTATTCATGGCGCAATTGTCGCGTGAAATTGCGTTAGAAAAGGCTAAGGCTAAACGGCAAGGCTATATATTGATCGTGCGTCCTAACGGCACAAGTGACGTTCGTTACGAAAATATCCCGGTGGACGGCTTCGACAATATAATGGACGCGCATAGCGACGTTCAATTTTACGATTACACAAAACTGGCTAACCGTAAAAACGTACCGGCTAATTACGATCTAACGTTTAGCTATAGCGGCGTTGCCGCGTATCAACCGTTTGTCGCTAAGGCTGTTGCCAATGGCGAGCGGATAGCGGTAGTTTTCCGTAACCGCGCTATCGTTAACGCTATGCTAGCCAATGGCGAAACGTTTTTAGGTTTACCCGTCGTTGACGGGGACGATACGGATATCCGCCATTTGGATCCGCGCGGCGCTATCGTTGCGCTATACGCTAAGGGCAAGGCACGCCGCGATCAATCTGGCTTTGTAGTAGGATAAGGGGAAAGCATAATGACTAACAATTGGAAAGCTTGGGCTATCTTAGCCGACGGTCAAAAGATTGCATGGCCTAACCTAAGGCAAGGCCAAGCCAAATGGCGCTTTGATTTTCTCAAACGCGGTATGCTTTACCGCGGCGTTGAAATCAAAAAGTGCGGCTATCTGCAAAACGATTAGCGCCATATTAGCCGCGCGACCGTTACCGCGCGGCGTTTATGGCGCTAATGCCAGTAACAGTACAGTAAAGGACAATATATTATGACACGTACACTAAACGTAATTGCGCGCGATATTAGCCGCGATTGGACTAAGCCTTACTTTGGCGCGGTTCCATATCTGGACGCTATGCATAGCCTGCAAGCAATCACTGATAAGTATTATTATGACGATGCCGATTCCGTCGTACGCTATTTTCTGGCTAACGCTACGGCCTGGAAAGGCGAAACCGCGCGGGCGATCAAAGCCGAACTTAAAACGCTATTGAAAGGCGCCTAAGCCGTGATTCCGCACATAATCGCCATATGCGCTTTTTTGGCCGTATTGGCTTTATCATTAACCGCAATAATTATTACGTTAAAAGGACACTGAGCAATGACTAACGACATATTCCGCACCGTGCGCGAGCTAATCCAAAGCAACAAATGCGTGCTGATGGGCAACGCCGTAAACAATGATGGCGAGCTATACGACGATAGCGTCGAGAACCTCACCGCGATCTTGGCGATGAAAGACAGCTATAACGAGATGTTGGCGGCGCTGGAATGGTGGCAAGCGCAAATGCGGGATGACACTTGCGACGATATGGGCAAGCTGCTGGATGATATGAGCGCCAAAGCTCATGCCGCAATCGCAAAAGCAAAAGGAAACTGAGCAATGACATACGACCGCAATTATCTAAGTATGCTTTCAGACCGAGAGTTAGTGCACGCAACTTCAGACCGCAATTATGAGTTGGCTATTGTGTTGGCAGAACGCCTTAGCGAACTGTTGGACGTTAAAGACCAACTAGAGCAATTGCAGATACTATACGACCGCCTAGTGACCGAAGCCAACGCCCTGCGCGACGATGCAGCCGAATGATTGCCGTTGTCGCTGGCGCAGCCCTTTTTCTATTAACTCTAATATTGGATGATTGATTATGACTATCGAACAAATTGCAATTGTCGCGCTGTTAACCATGCAAGCCGTAACGCTATTCCTATTATGGGAAACGCAGAAAATCGGCGAATGGTTCCGCAAGGCATGGGTGCGCGACAGTGCCGAATTGCTACATTGGAAGCACAACGCCATAATGCGCGACCCCAAGACAGGCCGCTATCTCGACAAAGGCCAAAGCTAATGGAGCGCCAGTTACGGATGCAAATCCAGCATTTAGCCAGTTACATTAGCGATAGGAGCCTAGTTGCGGCATATATCAATAATGAGCATGGCCTGAACCTTAGCACTGTGGACATTATCGAACTGACAGCCAACGACAAGCGGCGGTTTTACAGTCCAGACCACAAACCTATGATGCCATCGCCGCTGATCGTGACGCACAAGCGCAAAGGATATGATGACTTAGCCCTTGCGCTGTTCAAATACCATGCCGCCCGTTCATTCGGTGCAGAACAAAAATATTGGCTTGAACGGCTAAACGACAAGCGCGCCAAGCCTAAGACAACAGTGGAATTATAATATGATCAAGACACCACAAGCCGCCCCGCTAGGGCGCAAATATAGAGTATCATCAGAAAACGCATGGCCCCTGCGCGGCCTTGACGGTAAAACATTCGCAGAACGACACAAGGAAAAGGAGCAAAGCAAGTGAGCCGACCGATGTTTTACCCAATGGGAACGCTAGAAGTCGGTGATGTTGGCACTATGCCAGCCACCGACAAAGGCGCAGCCAAGCGCACCAGCCGCAACGTGTCGCAATACGGCATACGCCACGGCAAGGCGTTCAAGTGCCGCACTGCGGGCGGCGTAACCTTCATAACTAGATGGATGTGACATGATAAACGAACGCATTGAAGCACTA